TTGTCGGTGTGCTGATCGCGCTGTGCTCGTCGCTGCTGGGCGTAACGCTGGTGCTGAAACGCTTTTCGTTTATCGGCGATGGACTTTCTCATGTGGCGTTTGGAGCCATGGCCATTGCCGCCGTGCTGCAGATCACCAACGAAATGCCGCTGGTGATGGTCATTACGATCATCAGTGCCGTGCTGCTTCTGCGCACCGGGCAGAACACGAAGATCAAGGGCGATGCCGCTATCGCCATGATCTCGGTGGGAGCGCTGGCCATCGGCTACCTGCTGATGAACATTTTCTCCACCTCGTCCAACCTATCGGGTGATGTGTGCAGTACGCTGTTCGGCTCCACCTCCATCTTAACGCTGTCCCCCGTAGAGGTATGGCTGTGCGTAGGAATGTCGGTGCTGGTCGTGGCGGTGTTTATCCTGTTCTACAATAAAATCTTCGCCGTGACATTTGATGAGAGTTTTGCAAGGGCGACAGGAACGAAAGCCGGACTTTACAATCTGCTGATTGCCATCGTTGTTGCCGTTATCATTGTTTTGGCTATGAATCTTGTCGGCTCACTGCTGATTTCTGCACTGGTGATTTTCCCGGCGCTGTCCGCTATGCGGATGTTTAAGAGCTTCCGCAGCGTGACCGTCTGTGCCGCAGCTCTGTCGGTCATGTGTTCGCTGATTGGTATATTGGCATCCATCCTCGCCGGTACGCCTGTAGGTTCGACGATCGTCGCAGTTCAGATCATTGCGTTCGGGCTGTCATGGCTGGCAGGCACGGTATTGGGAGGTGTTCGCAGATGAAAAAACTATTGTGTGTTTTGCTGATTGCCCTAACTCTTGTACCTCTCGCCGCCTGCGGAGGTGAAAAAGATAAAGTGACTGCTGCAGCTGATTCAGCCGATAACCAAGCGCCAGAGGCTTCTGTTTCACAAAAACAGCCCTCAGAAAAGAAATCGGAGTCTAAGCCTGCAGCCTCTGAACCAACGCAAAGCACAGACGGTGTTGATGTTGACCTCACAAGGCTTAGCAGTACAATGGTATATTCCGAAGTCTATAATATGATGAACGCCCCCGGTGATTATATTGGAAAAACCATTAAAATGAAGGGACAATTTGCCATTGGATATGTATACAATACAGATGGCACGCCCGATGAATCCACAGCTCGATTTGCCTGCGTGATCGCCGATGCCACCGCCTGCTGCTCACAGGGGCTTGAATTTATCCTAACTGGCGAACATACCTATCCGAATGATTACCCGGAGCTGGGGTCGGAAATAACGGTGACGGGAACTTTTGAAGTCTACACAGAGAACGGATTTCAGTATTGCCGACTTGTAGATGCTACGCTCGTGAGATGAGCTTTATAGTATGCTCCAATTTTTAAGGAATGATCCAAAGATGGTTGACGAACAAGCGTTCTATATGCTATACTATATTTTGCTCTCATAGCAGAGTCCACAACTGAATATCTGAAATGAAACACAAGGCAGCCGTCGAAAGGGATTGCGGCTGTACCGCTCCTGTTGCTGAGTCTGCCAGCGGAGCGGAAAAAGCAGACATTGAAGGTTTCTGAAAAGCAGAGCCGGTACATAGTTTCATCAAAGATATGGCGAGAGATTTTCTCCCGCTGATTTGATGTGCTGTGTACTGGCTCTTTTTGTCGTTGCAGCCACCGTTCACAAAAAGTTTACAAAAATTCTTTCGTGCAAACGGCAAAAAAGTTCCCAGTTGATTATTGAGGGGGTTAATAAATGAGCCTTCTCGCTGCCTACCAATTGAGGGGCAAATTGAAAACTGAATGACCGTCCGAATGGGATATGATTCTGCCACGACCTCCCCGATGGGGGCAAGCAGAACAACGCTGCGGTGAGATTCCGGGGCAGGCACAGAAAAACGACATTCGGAGAAAACGGCAAACAATCTGCAAATTTTTCAAGAAACAGTTCCGTTTTACACCCGTGATTTCTCCTATTTATGGGGAAAGCTGTTTTACGGTCAAGACCGCAGATTTTCGCAGAGTTCCTTTTGCAGAAACGCTGGACGGCCTCCGCATCGTCTGCGGCGTTTCTATTAGAAAATCCGTGAATTCTGCCGGTCTTGAACGGGGCTTTTTCCAGCAAAAACAGGCCTTTTACAAATGCGATCCGAAATGAGGTGAAATTCAAAATGATTACAGGAATCAAGAAGAAAAACAAGCTGACCGAGATATGGTTCGACGAAACCGGCAGCGCAGTCAACATCCGTACTTACAACACCGACCTGAAAAAGCGTCTGACGGCCTATGCGGTAAAATATCCCGCCCACTGTCGCCTGACGGACGATGACGAGTGCGGCTGCCTGACCTTCGAGATAGACTGCCGACGATTCTCCGTCCGGCTGACCGCCCCCTATTCCGAGGACAGGCGCAGGAAGGCAAAGGAAACGATGACTGCCGTTAACCAGCAAAGACAGAAGGACAGTTTCAAGAAGCCGCTATGACCGAGAGGCGCTGTCCACAGGAATAACGAGCATCGGATTGTGACCCCCACAATCCAAATCCGCAGCCTTACGGTCTGCGGACTTCACTCAGGGGCACGCCCCTGAATACCCCTACTAAAGAATGGAGATGACCAAATGAAAGAAGAAAAAGTGCGTATCAGAGTACGCCTGACCGAAGAAGAAAAAGAGAAATTGGAGCGAAACAGCGCTCTATGCGGACTGACCCAAAGCGAATATGTCCGCCAGCTTTGCCGGGATGTTCACCCGAAGCCAAAACCGCCGGATGTATTCTGGGAGCTGATGGAGGAGCTATATAAGGCCCATTCCGATTTGAAAGAGTGTGCCAAATATGAACCGTCCGCCCTTGAACTCTGCGCCGAAATTGAACAGCTGGTGCTGGACTTGCAGGAGGTGATCTAATGGCAACGACATCTCTTTGGCACATTAAAGGCCGCTTGAAGGACCTCATCGATTATGTGGAGAACCCCGAAAAGACGAAGGCGAAAGCACCGGAGTTACAAGACCTCTATAATGTGTTTTCCTATGTCCAGCGCCCGGAGGCCACGCAGGAGGGCGAGTATGTCACCGCCATCAACTGCCTGAAGGAAACGGCGCTGCGGCAGATGATCCTCACCAAGAAACGCTACGGCAAGACGGATGGATATATTGCTTGGCACGGCTACCAGAGCTTCAAGCCGGAGGAGGTCACACCGCAGCTTGCCCACGAAATCGGCGTGAAGCTGGCAAAGGAAATGTGGGGCGACCGCTTTGAGATCATCGTCACCACCCACCTCGACAAGGAGCATATCCACTGCCACTTCTGCTTCAACTCCGTGTCCTTTCGGGATGGCGGTAAATACAACTATTCCAAAACAGAGCAACTGCGTTTGCGAGAAGCCTCAGACCGCCTTTGCCGGGAATACGGACTGTCCGTCATTGAGAATCCTCACAAAGCACCTTCTCGTCCTGTTTGGCTGGATGAGAAAAGCGGCAAGCCCACCCGCTACAATGTCTACCGTGCCGATGTGCGAGAGGCAATGGAGTTCAGCAGAACCCCCTACTATATGGAGGACTATCTGCGGCGCAAAGGGTATGTGACCGACTTCACGGGCAAGCACTGGAAACTCCGTCTGCCCCAATATGAGCACTTTACAAGGCTGGACACGCTGGATGAAAGGTGGACGCCGGAGAATATCCGCCTCGGACGATATGCTTCTTTCGGCAATCGTAGGGCGTATATCAGTTATCCACCCCAAATGCCGCAGGAGCTTTCGGATTGGTTCCGCCCGTTCCATAAGACCAGCCACATCTACAAGCTGTATCTGCACTACTGCTATCTGCTGGGGTACTTACCGAAGCATACCGACTATAAGCCCACCAGCCCGTATCTGAAGGAGGACTTGCGGAAGCTGGACGAGCTGTCAGCGCAGGTGCGGTATATGGGCAAATACGGAATCGAAAGCTTTGACGATCTGTACGCAGACAGGGAGAAAATCCAGCAGGATATGGACACCCTCATTGCCCGCCGCACCAAACTGCAAAACAGGATACGCCGTGCTGCACCTGCCGAAAAGGAAATGCTGCGGCGAGAAAAGGCGGGCATAACGGAACAGCTCACCACACTGAGAAAGCAGCTAAAGCTGAATAAGGCCATAGAGGTATGTTCTGCCAAAATACAGGAAAAGACGGATCTGCTCTATGCCAATGAATACCGTGCCAAGGAAGAACATAGGCAAAAGAAATCACAGAGAAGGGAGCGTGACCCACGATGAGTGCCGATAACGAAATCTATACACAACTTGACCGCATTACAGACCACCTTGCGACAATGACCAAGCAGGAGCGCATAGCGTGGTTCCGCAGAAGCGCCTATGTGCAACCGCTGAATTTCCTCCGGGAGATCGACGGCACCACCTACGCTGTAAGAGCCTTTTTCAGTGAAGGTGCAAGGGAGAACATCACCGAAAAGGTGCAGCGCATCATCCTGAAAAACGATGATAAAAGCAACGAACATTAAAACTATCGCATTAAAGCGTTGAAGTTTATGGCCGGATATGGTAGAATGGGCTCACCTACAAATTCGATCATATCCGGCTGTGGAAAGGAGAGCTATGACAAAACAACCGGATAAAATCACAGCCCTGTATTGCCGCCTGTCCCGTGACGATGAGCAGGACGGCCTGTCAGGGTCCATCAAAAATCAGCGAACCATCCTCGAAAAGTACGCACAGGAAAACGGCTTTCAAAACACCCGTGTGTTCATTGATGATGGCTGGTCGGGCACAAACTTCGCAAGACCGGCATTCACAGAGATTATGGAGCTGGCGGAAAAGGGTCTTATCGGCACCTTGATCGTCAAGGATCACTCTCGCTTGGGGCGGAATCGCCTGATTGTGGGACAGCTTCTGGAAGAAGGTTTCGACAGTCTTGGCATCCGCTACATCGCCATTATGGACAACATCGACACCGCCAAGGGTATCAGCGACCTTGTTCCGATGCAGGACTTATTCAACGAGTGGCACGCCAAAAACACCAGCCAAAAGGTACGCAATGTGTTCAAGAGCAAAGGAATGTCCGGCGCACCGCTGACCACCAATCCGCCCTTTGGGTATCTGAAAGACCCGGAGAGTAAGAACGGCTGGATCATTGATGAAGCTGCGGCAAAGATCGTGCGGCAGATTTTCGCTTGGTGCATAGACGGCCTCGGCCCCACGCAAATCGCCAAACGGCTGAAAGCTGGCAAGATACCGACGCCTACGGAGCATTGGGGCAATATCGGCCGGAATTGCAGCAAGCCGCCTGCCGTGCCCTACAACTGGTGCTCGGCCACTGTGGCGGACATCCTCGGTAAGCAGGAATACTGCGGCGATACGGTGAATTTCCGCAGCACTACCAAGTCCTTCGAGAACAAGAAGAAAATCGAGCGCCCGCCGGAGGAATGGCAAATTTTCAAGGATACGCACCCCGCCATCATCGACCGTGAAACCTTCGCCTTGGTGCAGGAGCTTCGCAAGCACCGCCGCAGGCCCACGAAAAGCGGCATCGTCAGTCCCTTTTCGGGATTGCTGTACTGCGCCGATTGCGGAGAGAAGCTGTATTACAGTGTCTCCAACAACTATAAGCGGGAGCAAGCATATTTCTTCTGCTCCTCCTATCGCAAGAACTCCGAGGTCTGCTCCGCCCACTATATCCGTGAGAAAGTGGTGGAGCAAATCGTCTTAGAGAGTATGCAGCGTATCCTGCTGAATGTGCAGGTGTTTGAAAAGGAGTTCGCCCGCAAGCAGATGGATTGCTACACGGAGGACAAGAAAAAGCAGCTTGCCGCCAAGCGCCGGGAGTTGAGCAAGGCGAAGAAGCGCATTGCGGAGATCGACACTCTGATCCAAAGAATCTACGAGGATAACGCCAGCGGAAAGCTGTCTGACGAGCGCTACGCTACCTTGTCCCTGTCTTACGAGGAGGAGCAAAAAACGCTGAAGGCTGCCATCCCGAAGATGCAGGTCTATCTGGAAGACGAAACGAATAAGACCGAGAGCTTACAGCGGTTCATTCAGAAGGTCAAGCAAATCACGGAATTGAAAGCACTGACCCCGGAGCTGATCCACGAGTTCGTGGATAAAATCGTGGTGTATGCACCCAGATACCTTGACGGCAAGCGAGTGCAACTTTTGGACATCTATTACAGCGGTGTCGGCATTCTCCACGAGCTGACCCCGGAGGAGATGGAAGAAGCCTTCCAGCACCACCTCGCTGAGCGTAGCAAAGAGAAAACGGCGTAACCACAAGGGTTACACCGTTTCCAAGAATTTATTAAATTGAGATACAAGAGCCGCCCCGGGGCACCTTCCTTACGGAGGGTGCCCCGAGGGCGGCTTTTCTAAGAAATTGAAGTTAGCGAAAGCTAACCACCATAACAGAGGTCGGAGGGGAATGATTATGCGGTTTGCAGCACTTGGCGAAAGAAAAAATCCAGCGGTACTGTTTTTCCACGCCATGGGCGTAATGGGAGAAAGCAGTGAGCTGGTAGCAAAATATCTGCAGGAAAGATATTTTTGCATTCTGAAAACTCAAGCCAACGCTTATCAAAGCCGGCATGTGCCATATTCAGGACGAAAGCAAGGAAGAGATCGCCTACGCGCAGGATATGTTCGAGACGATCTTTAAGGACTACGCACTAAAGACATACAACAAGGATGTCGGAGAAAAGGCAGCCGAGTATGTCGCACAGGGCGTTACCTACGACCAATACTACGCCGCATACTTTGCAGCCCGTGGTATCGTAGGCGACAAGGGCGATAACGGGAAAACAATTTCAGGGTCTGCAAGCCGAAAGAAGAAGGCCGCTATCGATAAGGCCGTTCCAGGCGCAAGCACAAAGCAAAAGCACCTTTTGTACGAGGCACTCGGAGTGTCAGAGAAGGTGTGGTAAAGAGATACCCCCTCCAGTTGCGGAGGGGGCATTTTACTGTGCCATTACTGTGCCACACATACGCAAAAATACCGCAAGAAACAGCAAGATTTGCAAAGACTAAAAACGCTGAAAACCAGCATGAATAAAGGAAAAACCCGCATTTCTGCGGGTTTATGATATGGTGGAGCATAACACTCAATATCCGAACTCGTGAGAGTAGCGGTATTATTGCCCGAAAGATTGAATGTTAGCACAATCCGCTTCCCACCATCTTCATCGTCATACACATATACAGAGTTTACCAATGTATCAATCACGCGCCGTTGGTAATCCTCATCATCAACATTCCCGCTCTTGAACGAAGTAAGCCAATACCTAATGCGGTTTTCGTTCAAGAGCGGTTTTTTCATTTCCTCACGAGCAATATGCCCCTCAATATCAGACTTCTCCTGTTCCAGTTCGTCAAGGCGGTCTTTGGTAGCAGAAGTAATGATACCTTGCTCTATTGCAGAGACAAGGTTCTTTATTTTTTTCTGAACATCTTTCAGTTCAGCGTTGAGACCGTCCAAGTAGGTGGTATCTGCCGAGTCTTTTTCGATGATTTCCATAGCCCGTTTTGCGATAAGGGCGATATTCTCATCAGTCAACACATTCTGAACTGTGTAGCGGACTACCAGTTTCTCTATCCAGTCTTTTCGTTCGGATTTCTTTTTACAGGCGTGTTCCCGCTTGGCTTTAGTACATTTGTAGTAATAATGAACCTGCCCTGTTTTTGATGTGCCACTCTCACCGACCATCGGAGACCCGCAGTGACCGCAGAACAGCTTGGTAGTCAACAGATAATTTTCGTGAGCTTTCGCTTTCGCCCGTGCTTTCCCGTTGTGTTTGAGCATAGCTTGTACTTTCTCAAACAGTACCTTGTCTATGATAGCGGGCATACCATCGGGAATAACAATGTCCATGAGCTTGTATGTGCCGATGTATTTCTCATTTCGGAGAATCGTTCGGAGACTGTTCTTATTAAAAGCGTTGCCCCTTGCAGTTTTGTACCCACGCTCGTTGCAATAGGCAATGATTTGTGTCGCGGACATTCCATCGGCGTATAGCTGAAAAATCTCTTGCACGATTTTTGCTCCCGTTGGGTCAATCGCATATTTTCTGTCCTCACCCACGGTATACCCAAGCAAAAGGTTTGCACCGCCTGTGGCAAGACCTTGGAGGGCGTTTTCTCTGATACCGCGCTTGATGTTACGGGCAAGATTTTCAGAGTAGTATTCGGCATACCCCTCAAGGACGGATTCAAGGATAATTCCCTCCGGCGTGTCCGGCATGGGTTGTTTCGCATAGTAGACTCTCACACCATTCTTTTTGAGCTTTGCCTTGTAGATAGCAGAGTCATAGCGATTACGAGCGAAACGGTCAAGGGTATACATTATCACTGCTTCAAACTGTCCCTTTTCGCTGTCTTTAATGAGACGCTGAAAGCTCGGACGGTTATCTGTTTTGCCGGAAATCGCCCGGTCAATGTATTCATTTATAATGGTGAACCCATTTTTAAGGGCAAACTCGTGACATTCTCTGAGCTGACCCTCTATAGATTCCTCTCTTTGACTATGGCTCGAATATCGAGCGTAAATTACCGCTTTCGTAGTCTCACCTCCAATTCGCGCTTTCTGTAAAGTAATTCAATGGGAATGACGCGCTCAACCGATAGCGTTTGCTTTATCCCCCTCATATTCTTTTCGGTCTCCGAAATCATAAACCATTGCCATGAACTCATGCTTGGCGCGGCGAGGTAGCGCACGATAGACCTTTAGAATGTCCTCCTCGTCCTCATTTTCGGGTACAGCTTTTTCACAGCAGAGGTCTTCTTCATCGGCAAAGAAGTCCATTACAGAGCATTGCAGAATTTTGGCGAGAGCAAGCAATTCCTCTTGGTTTGGTATAGAACCTCGTTTATTGATGGCAGTCGTGTATGAAGACTGTCCATTTTTTATTTGTTTGATAACGGCGGTTAAGTTCGTGCCGCGCTCGGCACAGATACGGTTGATGTTCTCAGCAAAAGTCATAGAGTTCCCTCCTTGGAAAATAATTCGGATTTTTTGAATTTACCTCTTGACAATTCGGATAATAAGAATTATACTAAGAACAAGAAGTTCGGAATATCCGAATTGACAATAAGAAACCGACCTCTCGAAAACGGCAATTTTCGAGAAGTTGAAGCGGATTAGTCCTATAACAATAATAACAATAATTCGCCTTTTTGTCAATGGCAATTTCGATTTCAAGAACCACGAAAGGAGGGAAACTCGATGAGTCAGATTCAGAAGCGAATGGAAGCACTTGGTGTAAAGCAGGTGGACATGATTCTTGAACTGCGTAAGCGAGGTATCACAGTTCAGCCGCCCGAAATGTCGAGTATCATTCGCGGGGTCTATACCTATCCAAAGGCGAAGCGAGTCCTCGATGAATGTGACAGAATCCTCACTGAACTTGAAGCTCACTGATTCACAGGTGAGCGACCTCGCAAGACCACTTATGGGGATTTTGGAGCAGTTCTACCAAGACCCTAAAAACGAGGAGGACTACCAAAAATGGCTACTGAGTGTAGAAGAACTAAACGAGTCAACAAACAGAGACTCGTAAGATTATTAACCGTTATCGCTGTGTTGATTGCTACTGCCTTTACGATTGGCAGACTGACCGCCCCTACGAAAACCGATACGGTGACGGTCACGAAAACAGTTGAAGTCCCTGTTTATAGCACAGATAAACTCCCGGAGACATCGGATATTTTCTATTTTGATGTACCTCTCTCACATAGCTTGCAGAGATATATCTATGAAATCTGTGCCGATGAGAATGTACCCGTAACGCTCGTGTACGCAATGATTGAGCATGAGAGTCAATTTAATCCCGAAATTGTAAGTAAAACGGACGATTACGGACTCATGCAAATCAATGAGGTCAACCACACATGGCTCAACGAGGAGTATCGGTGTGCGGATATGCTTGACCCGTATCAGAATGTGTTCTGTGGCGTGAAAATCATCGGGGAGTATGTCAATCGCTATGACGGAGACCTAACAAAAGCTCTGATGGCTTACAACATGGGTGACTACGGTGCGCGAAAAGCATGGGAGAACGGAGTCAAGGAAATTACCTATTCCAACACGATTCTCGGTCTCATGCAAAACTACGAGGAGGTGCTTCAAAATGCAAAGAGTAATTGAACTGTTGGATAAAAAAGTTGAAACCTTGTTCAATCGACAGGATTTTGAATATCTGCTCGAACGGTACATGGGTCATGAAGCAGTTCAATATTTCCGCGATATGATTGAGGAAATTGAAGACTCCTACAACGGACAGATTGATGAACTTACCGTACAGGTCGAAGACCTCCGTGAAAAGTTGGAGAACATTCGGGAGGTGTGCCGTGAGTAATAAGAAAATCGGTAATGGCTTTGAAGCGGAGTTATGCGAAAAGCTGTTCCAAAACGGTTATTGGGTTCACAATCTCGCACAGAACGCGGCAGGGCAACCCGCAGATGTTGTTGCAGTGAAAAACGGTGTTCCGTACCTTATTGACTGCAAGGTCTGTTCCGGCAAGGTATTCAGTGTGTCTCGCATTGAGGACAATCAGCGAATGGCTATGACACTGTGGCGGGAATGTCTTAACGGCGAGGGTTGGTTTGCGGTGAAGTTCGGAGAAAACATTTACATGATTACTCTGAGCAGACTTGACAGCATGGTTTCAAAAAACTTGCCGGAGGAGCTGTTCCAACGCTTTGCGCTGACATTTGAGGAATGGTTGGTGGTAGACAAATGAATGTAACTGTATCAAATGTCCTCACCATCGAGAACCCTACGCAGGACGCATTGGTATGGTGCAAGAGAAACCTTGTGATTACGAACCCCGAATATGCCAAGAAAGCCCGTATGCACTTTTGGCTCGGAAATACACCCCCAACGCTGACCCTGTATGAACGGCGCGGAGATACATTGATTCTCCCATTCGGAACACTCCGAAATCTGCCGGACTGTATTGCACAGGAAAGTACCTTTCAGAGCGCGTTCTCCGACCCTGTGAGCGTTTCTTACGGTGGGGTGGATATTCCGCTCTACGATTACCAAAAGACCGCTGTGGACGCACTGTACGCCGCGAAATACGGTATCTTGCAAAGCGCGGCGGGTAGCGGAAAAACGCAGATGGGGATTGCTCTTGTGAAGCGTTTCGGAAAACGCGCCTTATGGCTCACCCACACACTTGACCTGTTACGGCAGAGTAAGACCCGTGCAGAACTGTATATGGACTCTGACCTTATCGGGACTATCACAGAGGGAAAGGTCAATATCGGTAAGGGTATCACATTCGCTACTATCCAAACGATGTGCAAGCTCGACCTCGCACAATACAAGGACTTTTTCGATGTGATTATCGTAGACGAGTGCCACCGCGTAGCGGGTACACCCACCGCTATGACGCAGTTCTATAAGGTTCTGAATAACCTGTCAGCCCGACATAAAATCGGTCTCTCGGCTACGGTACACCGCTCTGATGGAATGATTGAAGCCACCTATGCCCTACTCGGTCATGTGGTCTACACCGTTCCCGATGAAGCTGTAGGAGACAAAATCATGCAGGTCGGTATTAAACCTGTCGGAACAGGGGTGGAACTCAGTCGTGAATGTCTGAACTCAGACGGTACGCTGAATTACACCAAGCTCATTTCCTATCTGTGCAACGATAATCACCGTGTCGCGTTCATAGCGTCATGGATTGTGGCAGAGTCCGAACATTCCTGTCTTATCCTGTCTGACAGACTGGAACACCTTGAGCGGCTTATGAACGCTCTCCCTCGGAGTATGAGGGAAAATGCCGTAATGGTGAGCGGCAATATGACAACAAAAAAAGGAAAGGCTGAACGAGAACTTGCTATTGAGGATATGCGAAGCGGCAAGAAGAAGTACCTGTTCGCTACCTACTCTCTTGCAAAAGAGGGGTTGGATATTCCTCGGTTGGAACGGTTGTTCTTGACAACACCCAAGAACGATTATGCGGTTATCACACAAAGTATCGGCAGAATCGCCCGTACCTTTGCAGGTAAAGAGGGTGCTATCGCCTATGACTTTGTAGATAACATTCCATATCTCGTGAAGTCCTATAAAAAGCGGTGTACGACCTACCGAAAGAACGGTTGTTACTTTGTGACGGAAGGAGGGTGAAACATGGTTGAATTTGTTTCCTATGACGGTGCATACCCGAACTTATGCTCAGGGCAGTTGGTTTTGAAAATCAACGGACAGGTGCGAGAGTTTTCTCGTCACTGTTTACGATCTGGCGGTGCGGTTTGGTTTGACAATGACTGTGACGCACACATTGAGAACGGACGCTGGTCTATCGACCTCCCGGAAGATTTAGAACCGCTCCGAAAGGAAATCGAGGAATGTATCAATGAGAATATTCCTCACGGTTGTTGTGGAGGGTGCGTATGAGACTGATTGTGTACGATGTTGAGGTTTTTGCCTTTGACTGGATTGTAGTGTTCAAAGATGTAGAAACGGGAGCGCATACGGTCATTCACAACGATAGCGAAGCTCTCCGGGAGTGCCTGTTCGATGATGGTATCTATGTTGGATTTAACTCCAAGCATTACGACCAGTTCATCATTAAAGCCGCCGCAAATGACTTTACCCCGCAAGAGATTAAACAGCTCAATGATTTCCTCATCGGCGGCGGTCGCGGTTGGGAATACGCTCCCCTCAAGGCATTTTATTTCCGTTTCAACAATGTGGATATTCGAGACGATGTTCAGTTGGGTCTATCCCTCAAGGCTATTGAGGGTCACATGGGAATGGATATTCAAGAGACGGAGGTATCGTTTGACCTCGACAGACCGCTTACGGAGGACGAGCTACAACAGACCGTCCATTACTGTAAGCACGATGTAGACGCTACTCACGAGCTGATGAAGCTCCGTGCGGATTACCTCAAAACCAAGAAAAACCTCGGAAAACGAGCGGGGATTGATGAGGTGCGGTCTCTCGCCGCGACCAACGCTAAGTTGACTGCAATGATGTTACGCGCAGAGCGTAAGGAATGGGACGATGGACGAGAGTATGTTTACCCCGAAAACCTTGATATTGCCGTTATCCCGAAACCCGTCTTGGATTTCTTTGAAACAATCCATGATATGTCAATTCCCGATGAGGTTCTGTTCAAGACCTCGTTTGAGATTGAGATTGGCGGTATGCCTTGCAAATACGCTTGGGGCGGCGTTCACGGTAGTTTGACAGGTTATTACGAGGAAGCAACAGAGGACAGGGTTATCCAAAACCGTGATGTTTCAAGTCTGTACCCCTCGCTGATTGAGATTTACAAGTATCTCTCCCGCAATGTCCCCGACCCGGAACTGTTCTACGCTATCAAGCGTGACCGCATACAGGCGAAGCACAACGGCGATAAGCAGACTGCAAAGGACTTGAAGCTACCACTTAACACGGTATCGGGCGCACAGGAGAATCGTTACAACGACCTGTATGACCCCCTCCCGACCCGCTCTCTGCGTATATCGGGACAGCTTTTCCTCACGGTTCTTACCATGCGCCTGTTGAACGCCTGTAAGACCATCAAGCTACTTAACCTCAACACCGATGGTCTGATGTACTCTATCGACAAATCGGAACTCGCGCTTGTAGACGAAATCGCTCATGCGTGGGAAGCCGAAACCAAGTTCGAGCTTGAGGTCGATGATGTGCAAAAGGTTTGGATTAAAGATGTGAACAACCTCTTGATGATTAAGACCGATGGCGAGGTCAAGACCGTTGGTGGGTATCTGAACTACGGTGTGTCCGTAAAGGGCGCGTGGGCGATAAACAACAATATGGTTATCGTCAAGAAAGCTCTCATCGAGTATTTCGTCCACGGTACACCCGTTGAGGAAACAATTAACGGCAGTACGGATATTTTCGACTTCCAGTTGATAGCCAAAGCGGGTGCAAAATACCGCGAAGCCTATCACATTGTCGATGGTGAGCAAGTCCCGGTACAGAAAGTAAACCGTGTATATGCCACGGCTAATGAGCGATACGGGAAGCTGTTCAAGGTCAAAGCTGAGACGGACGCTACTGCGAAAATCGAAATGCTCCCCGACCACTGTATCATCGACAACGACAATCATCTAACCATAGACGATGTAGACAGAACATTCTATATCGAAATGGCAAAAAAGAGAATCAATGATTTCTTGGGTATCAAACCCGAAAAGAAAAAAGGAGGAAAACGAAAAATGGCAACTACCGCAAAAAAGGAGACCGTTACACTGAATGTCTATCAGAAATTGCTCAAGGCAAGGGAAATGTTCCTGCAAGCTGATGTGCAGAAGACGGGTAAGAATATGCACCTGTCATTCAAGTATTTCGAGCTTGACGATATTGTTCCTACCGCCACCCGCATTTTCAGTGAGGTCGGTCTTATCCCTATCGTGAACTTCACTTCCGATGTGGCAACGATGAAGATTGTCAACATCGACAATCCCGATGAGGAGTATATCCCGTTCGTTGCTCCGTTCAATCAGATTGCCCCGATTATCAGCAACGCGGGAAAACAGGCTACCAATGAAATGCAAGCTCTTGGTTCTTCTATCACCTATATGCGCCGCTATCTGTATATGATTGCGCTCGACATTTGCGAGAGCGACAGCATTGACAGCGACATCGGTAAGCCCACCCCCGCTCCCGTATCTGCTCTGAAAGCCTCTCCTGCTACTCCCGAACAGCGACAGGAAGTAAAGCAGGAACTCACCGCCCCGCAGGACAACGCTACGCCGTTGCAGATTAAGGGTCTCAAGGCAGTGCTGAAAAAGCTCAAGGACGCTGACCCGACTAAGGAAGAAATGATTGCTCAGATTGCGGTGCAGACAGAGGGCTTTACCTCTATCAGCAAATCCGATTGCGAGACGCTGATTCAGAAAATCACCGCTATGCTTGAGGGAGGTAACGAATAATGGAATGGCTTGAAAGCAGACAGCTCAAGATTGCGCCACCGAAGCGCACGAAGAAAATTACAGGTACGCGCTTTGCTACAATCCTCGGTCTGAACCCGTGGTCTACGCCGTTTGAAATGTGGCTTGCGATTACCAAGACATACGAAATCCCGTTTGAGGACACTATCTACACAAAGGCAGGTAAGGCAATCGAACCCAAACAGGCAGAGTACATGAAGAAGTCCTACGGTATGGACATCATTACTCCGACCGACCGTTACGGTGAGGATTATTTCAAATCCACTTGGGGCGATTTCTTCCCCGAAAGCAAACATCTTGGCGGTATGTGGGACTACCTCGGCGTTGATGAGAACGGCGTTGTAGACACGGTTCTTGAAATGAAGACCACCAAGCGTATCGAGGACTGGCAGAATGACGCTCCCGAATATTACGCTCTGCAAGCCGCCCTCTACGCTTACCTGCTCGGTGTGGACAATGTGATTATGGTCGCGTCTTTCCTTGAAGAAAAGGACTACGCTGACCCCACGAAGTACACGCCGAACATCAAGAACACCATTACCGTGGAGTTCAAGGTGAGTGAGCGTTATCCCGATTTCGCAGAGAAAATCAAGTTCGTTGAGAACTGGTGGGCTGAGTATGTGGACAGCGGCATTTCCCCGGTCTATGACGAGAAGAAAGACGCTGAACTGCTTGCGGCTCTGCGTACTCACAACCTCACCCCCGATACCGACATTAACGCTCTTATTGTCGAAGCGGAGGGGCTGAAAGGCGAAATCGACAAAACGAACGCCACTATTGCAGACAAGGAAAAGCGGCTCGGAGAAATCAACAATATCATCAAGGAACACGCTATGAAGCAGTTCCGTCCCGGCGATAAGAAGGTTGAGGTCAAGGGTGCTACCTACACATGGGCTATCTCTCGTTCCGAAACCACTACCATCGACAAGAAAGCACTGGAAGCTGACGGTCTGCTTGACAAGTATCAGAAGAAGACTGAACAGTTCCGTATGACTGTGAAATAAGGAGGAAAATCACAATGTATGTAAACCCTTTTGTAGCCGGAGTTATCGTTACCATCATGGTAGAACTGGTACTCGTAATCGGCATCGCCCTGTTCATGGGTAACAAGAAGAAAGACTAAGGAGGATAAAGTCATGAAATTTAAGAAGTTCGTAAAGTCCCTCGGCGCAGACGGTGTTCTGTATGTCCGCAACAACGGTGATCGTTGGTTGTCTTCCGGCTCTATCTTCATGAAAGTACCCGAAGACATTCGTACTGTCACTGCCTGTGACAGCGCAGATATGCCCTCCATGATTGAGGATATTATCAATTATGACACCTTCTCTCAGCCTTGTGAGCTGGTCAAAGCAATCATGCCTGTAGCTGATGGTGTTATCAAAGACTGTGTGCGTATCTTCGCCACTGAGAACGGCATTGACAAGACTGCCATTGCCAACGATGGCTATCTCCTTATCGAGCGTGGTGACATGGTGGAAATGTACGTCACCGACAAGATTTCCGCACTGGTTATCAAGAGACCTGTAGACCTCGTGGACGAAGAAATTGTCGGAGTCATTCTCCGCACCGAATATTAAGGAGGGTAAATAACATGGCAAGAATCCCTATGACGAGCGGTTTCACTCTTATTCCGGAGGGAACTTATGTGTTCCGCATTTACGATGTGTCCTACGATGAGGAGTTTGGCAAGATTGAGATTAAGCTCGTCAACGCGGCGGGTATGACTCAGACCGAACGCTTCACCATCAAGGATAAAAACGATGAACCGAACGAAAAGGCTCTGAACGCTTTCTCCTATTTCGCCAAGACCGCTATGGGCGATTACACCCTTGAGGACATTGACCCGATGGAGCTTATCGACCACTTCATTGAAGCGGAGGTCGTTCACACCAAGCTCCCGTCCAATAAAGACCCGAACAAGACGGTCACTTTTGCAAATCTCGGTGATAAAGCTCCTGCTGAGTATTTTGATACCGAACCCGTGTCCCGTGCGCTGACGCTCGGCAAGGACAAGGACGCCGCCCCTGCCCCTCAGAAACAGGTTACTGCTCCCGCTCCTGCCGCACCGAAAAAGGGTCTCGACCTTGACGCACTGCTCGGAGGTTGATGGGTATGGGGAGCGAAAGCTCCCCTCCCTCTAAAGGAGGTGTCGTAAATGGAATTACAGGACAGTGGCAACCGCAGAGAGTTTGATTCCGGCGCAGTACGCGATATTTGCGAGGGCAAAGGCAGGTGTGACCTGCTCCCGCTTGATATTGTCGCTGACATTATGGACGATGAAATCCTTTGTTACATCGACCAGTATGTTCGCTCCGGCAACAGAACCTCTCTTGTAAAGGCAATCAAGTCTTTTTCAGAAGCTCGATATGGGACTCTCAACACAGCTATGTTGGAAGTCTCCAAACACTATGAGGACGGTTGCAACAAATATGGTGAACGGAACTGGCAAAAGGGTATTCCCCTCCACTGTTATATTGACAGCGGGGTACGCCACTACATCAAGTTCACCCGTGGTGACGATGATGAACCCCACGACAGAGCGTTCCTGTGGAATATGCTCGGTGCGTTGTGGACGCAGAATTATCACCCCGAATGTTGCGACCTACCATTCACTGAGGAGGTGTAGAAATGAGCGATAAAGAACGCCTTGACCTTATGATGACAACCAACCTCTTAGAAATCGTCAAGGAGGATTTTCTCAAATGGCTTGCAGAAAACGGGTTTTTCACCGCCCCGGCAAGTACCAAGTACCACGGTAATTACGAGGGCGGTTTGTTCGACCATTCCTTTATGGTGATGAACCTGCTTGTGGAGCTGTCGGCGGCGAACGGTCTCAAGTGGAAACGCCCCGCGAGTCCGTTCCTTGTGGGTATGTTCCACGACCTGTGCAAAATCGACCAGTACCGCATTGACAACAGCACTCCGTACACCGTGGGTGAACCTACTCAATATGAGTATAATCCCAATACGATGTATAAGGGGCATGGTGATAAGTCCATTATCCTGCTCTCTCAGTTTACCACGCTGACCGATGAGGAGACCGCCTGTATTCGATACCACATGGGTGCGTTTACTGAGAAAGAAGAATGGCGGGATTACACTCACGCCGTACACGCTTTCCCGAATGTCCTGTGGACGCACCAAGCAGATATGCTTGCGTCTCATGTGGTAGGGATTTGACGATGGCGGTATTCAAGAGAGCGAACGGTCACATTTTCGGCGTTCAATTCTCTGCCAAGGAGCAGAAAGCGATTGACGCTGAAATCCTCCGACAGTGTGCGGAGTACGACAAAAAGAACGCCGATGAGGTGGACGCGGTTATCCTGTGGCTACTTCACGAAAAATTTGGGTTTGGTAAAAAGCGTCTGAGGGCGTTTTACGATTCCTTTTCCACTGAGCTTGACGCACTGGTTAAGCGGTATGAAATGGGAGATGAGGACAAAGCGTGGCTCTGCTCCCGAAAACTGAGAGATTACGGAATTGACATTTCCGAATGGAATAAGGAGGAAACAAAATGAGTTACAAACTCAAGACAGCAAACGGTAAGGTTGCTTTCCTGCTCAAGACGGGTAAGGATTTTGTGAAAAATCAGATGGCGGTTGCTTCTGCACAGCACATTATCGACACTGGTGAAGTCAAAAAGTCCGATATTGAGGGCTATCCCATCAATGTGGACGATAAGTGGTACTTTGCCGGAGAGGTGTTCAAGAAGTCCGCTTCCCGTAAAACGGAGGGCGTTACGGAATGAGAACATTTTACTCCGAATATGTCCAACACTGTATGCGTTTCTACGCTCGTCACACTAACCCGAAGTTCCGCAGTGACGCAGATAAAAAGAACTGGTTCGCCTGTGACAGCGCACTGAAAGGTTTTACGGACAAGGAACAGGAAATGCTCCTTACTATCTACCGTGAGGGAGATACGATTCCCGATAACATCTATAACCTGTCTGTGTCGTTGGAGATTAAACAGGATATTCTTTGGAAGCTCGTGAATGAGCTTGAACGCAAAGTTGCGAAAAGGAGGGGACTTGTGTGACCTGCTACGAGAACATACCTACAGAACTGAAAAAACTGAATCAGTGGGTTTGTACTCGTGGGGATAGTAAAGTCCCGATGAAAGCATGGGAGAATGAAGCCGCGTCCTCCGTCAACCCGCAAACATGGGCTGATTTTGATACCGCACACAAATCCGTGTCGGACGGTCACTATGATTACTGTGGGTTTGTGTTTAACGACAACGGACTTGTAGGTGTAGACATTGACGCAGGATATGACGGGGACGGGTTTCTCTCTCAGCTTGCCGCTGACATTATCGGTAAGTGCCAAAGCTATACGGAGAAATCCAAGAGCGGACGCGGCTTTCATATCCTGCTCAGAGGTGACTTGCCCTTTAAGGGCAAGAACAACCTTGCAGGTGTGGAGATTTACAAGTCCTCCCGATACTTCATTATGACAGGCGATACGCTCCTCTATCGCACCATCGAAGAAAATCAGAGCGCGATTGAGTATATTGTCGAGAAGTATTTTCCCGATACCCGACAGGAGAAAGAGACTCCGACCTTTGGTGGTCGTATCTACTGCCCGATATGGGAAATGCCCGAAAACAATCGTATCAAGCTCCGTCCTGTCTATCCCCGCATACCAAACGGAAGCCGAAATATCTGTCTGACCTCCCTTGCGGGTATGCTCCACAACCAAGGGTACAGTAAGCAACAGATATATGACGAACTGCTCTACTGCAACACAGTTGCCTGTGACCCTCCCCTCGACAGAGGTGAGATACAGACAATTTGTAACAGTGTGACACGGTACAAACGATGAAATACGAACCCTATCACGCGCTTATAAACGCGATTATTCTGCAAGCGGTCAAGGATTACCGCACAGTGTTAGACGATGGGAACACCTCCGGCATTGCGGAGTGTGAGAAGTTCTTCCGCTCGGATTGGTTCACTTTCCTCACCGATGTTGACGGAGAAATCATTATCCGGCAGGTTCAGCGGGAGATAACACGAAAAAGATAAATAATTGCACAAATAATATTGACAGATAATCTTTTTCGTGTTATACTCCAATCGTAAAGAGACAAGAAGTAGTCTCAATAAGATTAAGGAGGTTTATAAAATGACTGAGTATTACCGTGGGGACATTTTCTATATAACGCCGTTTTATACGGTCACTGGCTCTGAGCAGAGAGCGGGGAGACCCGGTGTGATTGTGTCGAATGACACAAACAACAAATATTCTCCGAATGTGGAGATTGTATTTCTGACCTCACAGGAAAAGAAACCGCTCCCCACCCATGTCCCTGTGATGTGCCGTGTTCCGTCCACTGCCCTCTGCGAGAATATTCAGACGGTATCGAAAGACAGGCTCTCCACATTCATTAAGTCTTGCACCACGAAAGAGCTGAAAAACATCGACAATGCTCTGCGAGTGTCCCTTGGTATCAGCGACTCCTCGCCCGTTGGGGGGGGATTGAGGAAACCGCACCGCAGGAAAGCTCACACGCAGAGGTGGAGCGAGACCTTTACAAGTCTCTATACGAGCAAATTCTTGATAAATTGATGGGAGGAAACAACCGATGATTAAAGTAGAAAACATTGAGACTTGGGGCTTTGAACACGCTATCCGTGGTATGAGAAACCCCTTGAACAGTTGGTCGAGGTCGGATAGCTCCTTTGGGTACGAAGCGTATTCGGGAGAGTTTGTTCCCGATTTGAAAATCGGCGAGAACGACCTCAAGCTCATGCGTCAGCTTTATGTTGGGGGTCAGCCGCACAGAAAGTACCTCAGACAGATTTTTGCAGTCATGGACATCACTGCCCCGCTCTATTGGTGGAAAGAGTTCGATACCTACAAGGTAGGCACGACCGCCAACTCCTGTTCCACCATGCACAAAATCGCGGCAAAGGAGTTCTCCATTGAAGATTTTTCCGATGAACACTTAGAGACCGGGTGGTTGGCTTGCTTGGACGATACCATTATTCCGCTCTTGAACAGAGCGAGAACAAAGTTTATTGCAACTAAAGATAAACGCTATTGGTGGCAAATGATTCAGCTCCTCCCGTCCAGTTACAATCAGCGGCGCACAGTCAGCATGACCTATGAAAATGTGATGAATATACTCGACTACCGCGAGGGTCATAAACTGGACGAGTGGCGGGAGTTCTGCAAAATTCTGAAACAATTACCGTATGTGGAGGTGATTAGAAATGGCAGGTGACAGAGAGCTTTTTGAGCTGAGTAACGGCAGGTGCATTATGGACGAAGACCTGTCCGACAAAATGTATATTATCAAGTCCTATCACCCCGAACGGGCAGACGAAACCTCCTCCGGCTTTGAGTGGTCTGAAATGGGTATGGCAAACCTGTTCGGTATGCTCTACAACCGTGAAGCGCGGTACTGCACCGAACACAAGAGTTGGTACACCTACTTTGAGGGGGCGTGGCGTAAGGACGAGGGTGCAATCCTTGTCTCCGAGAAAATTAAGGACTTTGTTCGCTTGATGATACTCTATTGTGGCGAGATTACGGACGATGATACCCGCAAGGCGTACACCTCGTTCGTGAACAAGATGGGTGACAGGCGTATGCGCGACCGCATACTCAAGGACGCAACAGGTGAACTCCGCATTTCTGCTACGGATTTCGACTCCAACCCCTACCTCATCAACTGTCTCAACGGGACATATTCCTTGGAGGACTATTCTTTCAGAGAACCACGGTGGGACGATTTTCTCACCATGCAAACCCGTTTCCGGCACACGGTACGCCGTGATGTGAAGTGTACGCGGTGGGAACAGTTCATTGATGAAGTTACACAGGGTGATAAGGATAAAGCTGACTTCCTGCAACGCGCTCTTGGGTACTCCATGCTCGGTATGAGCAATGAGGAATGTATGTTTATCCTCCACGGCAAAACGACCCGTAACGGCAAGAGTACCCTCCTCAATACGATTGAGTATATGCTTGGGGATTATGCAAAAGTCGCTCCTGTCGGTATGATTTGCCGTGGTGACAGGCAGAAAGACGCGGAAGCCGCGTCCCCTACCCTTGCCGGACTCAAGGGCAAGCGGTTTGTCACGATGAGTGAGAGCAATGAGTACGGCAAACTGGACGAGGAGAAAATCAAACAGCTTACAGGCGGTGAAGAAATCTCCGCTCGTGCGCTCTATCAGACAGCTATCACATACCGTCCTCAATTTACCTTGTGGCTCTCCTGTAACGACCTGCCGATGGTAACAGACAAATCCCTGTTCGCGTCTCAGCGTATCAAGGTGATTGAGTTCAACAGGCATTTTTCTCCGTCTGAGCAGGACACTCACCTCAAGGACGAACTGACCTCCCTTGACGCTATGAGCGGCATTTTCATGTGGCTCGTGCGCGGTTACATCAAGTACAAGGAAAACGGTCTTACAATGTCTAAGAGCTTGTCAGAGGTTGTTGAGCGATACGAGCGGGATAACGACCTTGTATTGCAGTTCCTCGAAAACCGCTGTGTGCGTGTCCCCGAAGAAGAAAATAATCCCTACGGTGAGAAAAACAAGCGTACTCTCATCAAGGCGAAAGACCTCTATACCGCGTTCAAACTGTGGGCGAAGTCTGAGGGCGCGTATGTGCTGTCCGCGCGGAAGTTCAATTCTGAAATGGAGCGTCACCCCGAATGGTTTGACCGCAAATCGACTTCCAGTGGATTTATGATTTATTGGGGCTTGAAGCTCAAGGAGGTAGTATAAATGAACGCTTCTTGCTTGGACGAGAAAGGACGCTTTAAGTCCTGCCCGTACAGAGTATATACCGATGAGCATAAGGCGATTTTAAGGGGACAGGGTGATTTCGTCTCACAGTGTTTTTACCCGTGCATTGGTGAGGGGTGCGTTGCATACCATGTGGGAATTTGCTTACGCCTTGCCGCCGCGCTAAAGGAGGTCAAATAATGTCAAGAGTATTGACCGTGGACGGTAGCGTGAAAATCGGTGCATACCGCTTCCCCGACAGGAAAAAGCCCTGTCTTTGTGTAGAAAAAGGCAACACCTGTACGGTGTACGGCTCTTTTATCGACACCGACCGCGCAAATGAATTTATGAATGAACTCGCCGCCCTTGTGGGTGCGAGAGATGATAAGGAGAGATTAGAATGACAAACGATGAACGCCACCCTACCGGGCTACTCCATTCTGCTGATGAACTGCGTCAGCTTATCCGCGAGAACCCCGCCCTCCCACTTCTCGTCTTTGCGGGTGAGGAAGCCAATAGCGGGGATTATCCCTATATGAGTTGTAGTTACATCAAGGCGTACAAGGGAGAATTTCTCGACTGCACTCAGACGGTCAACGACTGTATGTGCTACACCGATAGGGACGAGTTCGAGGAAGCTGTCGCGGACTCTCTTGCCGATGGTGATTACACTGATGAGGAGTTTGACGCTCTCGTGAAGAAAACGGTTGCCGAATATGACCCATACTGGAAGCCGTGTATCATTCTGAATGTGGATAATTGAGGAGGTGTAATAATGTTCATTTGGCTTACAAACCCGACTATCGGACAGGTGCTTGTAAATCTCAACCTCGTCACCGCTGTCACCTGCGTACAGGGTAGAAATACCGTCTGTTTTACTGGCGGCGAGGAGGATTATATCGTGGTTACGGAGTCCCTTGAGGACATCTACGAGCGGATTCAGTCCGCAGAAAAGAGGTACAGGAAATGACGATACCCGAAAAGCTGAAAATCGGTGCAAAGGTTTACGGCGTGGAAATCACGAACAAGCTCGACTTGGGTAATGTGAATTACTCCGGCGAAATCTCCTATACCGACTTGGTTATCCGTATCTGTCCGAACGCACAGGCGAAAATGGAAGCCGACTTTCTTCACGAAATGATTCACGGTATGCTCGACCATCTTGGCTATACCGAACACGATGAGAAAAAGGTTGACGAGCTTGCAAATGTGCTTCACATGGTGATACTGGATAACCCCGCCGTGTTCGCACCTGTTAAGGAGGGACAGCACGAAAATGGTTAAATGCCCGTTCGCTGTTCCCACCTGCAAATGTTACGACTGTGCGTGTAATGCGTCTTATGATGAGTGCAATCATGGGTACTGTATAACTTGTTTTGAATGTCTCAATGAGAGCAAGGCGGTACACAATATCTATCTTTGCACAGGTTATGAAAGAATGGTGGCAAATGGAAATGAAAATTCTGAATGAGCTTGCGGGTATGCTTGAGGACATAAATCCGAACGAAATCGTCTCTCACATACTGGACGGGACGCTTCTCCCGTGGCTTGCGAGTTGGAAAATGAAGTCTCAAATGCTTGTGGCTTTCCTGCTCGAAAATGAAAAAGCTCGATTATCCGAAAAGGATTGAAAAATAATCCTAAACGACATTAGGAGACTAATCCGAATAAGATTGAAAAATAATCTTTTCGACTTTTCGTTTTGCAGACGAAAATGAGCAGGTCTTTGAAAAACTAATCCTAATCGGATAACGACCTTTTTAGGGGCTTGTCTCAATCAGATTGGAAAATAGTCTGTATCGGATTAAAACGGTCAAGTTGAAGTAGTAAAAGTAGTTGTTTTTTAGCTTTTGCGTGTAACTTCCTCTATATAGGAAAATCCCTACTATAAGAAGTTACACGCAAAACCCGATTTTTAACTACTTTAACTACTTACTTGTAAGAAGAATAAGAAGAAAAGAGGACTCTCCGACTCGGAAAGAGGACTCTCGTGCGATTATACGACTTTACGGAGGTGCATTGGAAAATGGCAGAGAAAAAGACGGAGAAAGATGTGCAGGTGATTAAGAAAAAGCCCCGTGGTGGAAACTCCCCTGTCATTGGTGATAACGGGCTTATGCTCGAAGCGGGAGATAATACGAAGATTATGAGTATCAATATAGCATTGTTTAATATGCAGGATATTGATATGAATGATGTAAATGCAGTCACTCAGAGATTGGGTGAATATTTTGCGTTGTATGAGAAAGCTGACTTGAAGCCGACTGTTGCAGGAATGGCTATTGCACTGAACGGAATGAGCAGACAGACATTGACGGCTATTGCACATGATAGACCGACTGGAAGTGCCGGATATAAGACAGCATTGCCGCGAGAGGTAGCCGACTCCATTAAAAAGGCGTATAAAATGTTGGAAAATATGTGGGAAACCTACATGAACAGTGGCAAAATTAACCCCGTCAGCGGTATTTTTCTTGGCAAGAACAACTACGGCTACCAAGACAAGACCGAGTATGTCCTCACTCCCAACACGCAAAACGACTCCGACTATGACGCAGAGGACATTCGACAGCGTTACCTCATCGACTCTGACAGCGACTCTCAGAGCGACTAACGACTCTCGACTCTCAAACGACTTTCGACTATCGACTATCACGCAGACCGCCCAAGCGGGAGCGCGGCTCACCTGCCGCCACCGTTGGGCGGTCTTTTTGCGTGGATTTTTCACGGATTTGTGGGGATTTCGCCCCGCTCGTATTAGCACTTTACAGTAGTAAAGCAAAATTCCCCATTTCGGCGGCTATACATTATATAGCAAAAAGGAAAGTAAAAAATAATCCGAAAAAGATAAAAAATATTGAAAAAAGGGTTGACAATTCGGAAAAGCTGAATTATACTATAATCACAACAGGACAACAAACAACACAAAACAGATTATAGGAGGTTTACAAAATGCGAATTTACGAATTGACGCCGGGCGGCTATGACCGCGCAAAATCCTTTTACGGGAAAGCAAAAGTTATTGAAACGGACGGGGAAACGCTTTTACAGTCCTATGATACCACCGTTTGCAAGATTGATAAAAGCGGCGAATTTGTCCGAATGTGGGAGGGGTACAGCGCAACGACAATGCGCCATATCAACGCATTTATTGAAATGTTCGGCATTTCGGGCGGCGGTAAAAAGTGGTGGGACGCGCTCCCGGTGGAGGAAAAGCCCCACGGCGGCGCGGATATGATCCCCGCCGAAAGTCTAAAAGCAATGTACGCAAGACGCGCCGCGAATTATTGAGGAGGTAAAACAAAATGAAATTCAAGACAACACAAAAGGCAATCAAGGCGAATTACAACACAATTATTTGTGTTCCCTATTGCGGTTTACAGAACCTTTTGAATTATAAAAGCCCGGTTGCATACA